TTTTAGATCTAAAAAACCAAGTTCGGTTTTAGCTATTCTTAATTTGGCAGCGCCAACAGCGGCCTCCTCTCTTAAAATCTGAGATTCTTTGAGAGTTTTAACGTTTGATGATCCCGCACTTCCAGTTGAAACGTTTAATTTAGAATTAGCTTTAGTTTCTTTTAGTGCTTTGTTTAGTTCTTGGGTTTGCTTTTTAAGCTCCTCTACCTTTTTGATAGCATCTTCTAGGGACTTGGTGTCGCTTTTTATGCCCAGACTGAGAAATAAGCTGCCTATGTTCATTGTTTGCTTTGCAATTCCTCTCTAAAGTCCATTGTAAATTTGTGGAAATCCATCATTTTCAAAACCCAAGAAACTTTGCAATTGGCAATTCCTTCGGGATTGCCTCCGCAATATCCTTTGCTTGAAAGTATCAAACAAGTTCTTTCAAACTTAGTTAGATTGTCTTCGTAATTCACCTGTCTTTCTGGGTCAGAGAAAGTCGCCGCAACTCTTTTGACCCTTAAGAGTGGGCTCAAATAAAACAAAGAACATTTGTCAAAATACACTGCTTAAAAACAAAAAAATAATCTTTTCTGTTTTCCACCGCATCAAACATTGACGGAATGATTCTTTCTTTGCTCAGAAGAGATCTTTCCAAACATTTGAATACTTTCTTCCTAACCTCTGAAGAAGCTGACAAAGATAAAAAAATTCTGCTTGCCATTTCTAACACTACGTTAGATCCGAGTAAATCAGAAAATTCAACTTTTGACAAATCTTTCTTTTTTTCCTCATCTGCCAATAGTCCAATAATTTCCTGAACTACCAAAGACAAAGAAATATTGGAATCTAAAAGCTCTTTAATAACAAGAGCATTTAGTTCGCAAGCGTCTTCAAAAGAAGCCTCCTCAATTTGAAGGACTTTCCCAGATGGGGTTGTAAATTCTTTCATTAATTAAATGCTAATTCAGATAAACCAAAATCCAAAGTATACTCAGAAATAGCCTGTTCGTTATCCCCGTTGTAGTTTGCGATGAGGTTGATTCTTTTTTTGACAAAACCAAAAGTAAGTGTGGCTGTTAATTTTTTCAGGTTTCCTTTGCCATCGCCAAAATTGCCAATTACAGAGCCATCAATAGCTTTTGCGCTTGTTCTTAAATTTAATAGCTCGTTTAATCTTTGGTTTAACCAAGCATCATCAGAACCAGCTTTAATAACTCTAACACTCAAAGTAGCTTTTTTAGCGGCAACATTGATCGAAAAAACTGCCCCACCTTTTAGTGCGTCCATTGTTCCGGTTTCGTCATTAAATGCAACAGAAATTGCATTGTTGTTTGCTAATTCTGCAAAAGTTCTAAGATTAGTGCCATCTGCATATTGAAGAGTTAATGTTGCGTCTCCGGCTAACGTAAATTGTTGTGACATACTTTATTAAAATTAAGGTTAATTATGCTTCTACAAGAACGTCGATAGATGCTCTGTAAATAAATCCAGCTTCTTTGTAAGCGGCTTGTTGCAAAGGAGCATCTCTATTTTCTCTTTCAGATTGAAGTTGATTAGCAATTGAGTCTGTGTAAATATAGTAACCAACAGAGAAGATTGAATCTCTGAAGTCTTGCTCATTTCCGAAAGTGATAGGACTGTTCCAATTCAAGCCAGTCCCAATGTAACCAGCTCTTACAAATCTAGCAAAAACTGAATTAGTGGCAGAAACCAATTTATCTAAACCTTGAGGAGTTTGCTGAATTGCGCCAGAGCGGAGAGCATTAAAGTCACCAGTAGTCAAGGAATAAACTAAAGCTTGACGTCCATAAACTTGATCTTGGTATTGTCCAGAATCACCGTAACGGTTATTAACAATACAATTTAGACCACCAACATTGGCATAAATATTAGCCCCTTTTGCGGCAGCTTTATCAAATAAAGCCTGAGTCATCCCTGAATCAGCTAAAACAACATTAAGAGTTCTTAATTGAGTATTAGCGTTAAGGAAAGTATTGTTTCCGCTAAAATTCACTGAGCACAAAGTAGCTGGGTCAGCAACCATAAATCCTTGAGCACCAGCAACAACAGTATAAAATAAAGCAATAGTTCTCTGATTAGTTGATTTGATAGTAGAAATAACGCCATCAAGATCATTGCTGTCAGACCAAACATTGAACCAAATTTTATCAGAAGCTTCAACTGAGTTAGCAGTTGTAATTGCAACTGCATCTTCTACCAATTTATTTGTAACAAATGGGGTGAATTGGACAATGGCTGAAAGTCTTGTATAGGCGGCAACAATTGTCTCTCCGCTTGAGTTTGTTCCGCCAGTTGCAGAACCACCAGCGACGTTTAACAATCCTGATGTAGTCAAGTCTGTCCCAGTCCCGCCAGACACAGCAGCTAAAGCCACTGTTGAAGCAGATCCTACTTTTTTAGAAGTGAAGGTAATTACACCGTTTGCTTCCGTAAGAGTTAGGTCGGGCAATCTTCTTTGTAAAATAACGGCCACATCGGCAATAGTAGTGCAACCAGTTAAATTAATGGCAGTAAGATTGATTGGTGTTCCGCCGTTAATAGTAACTTTTAGATCGCCATCATCAACTGCTTTCAAAGCGTTTAAATTAGCATCCAAATCTGCAGTTACAAATCTTCCTCTTGTAGCCGAAACAGCTGGAGAGCTTGGGCTGAATGGTGCTACAATCAATTTTCCGTTGCCAGTAAGAATGTTAGGGCTTTGAGAAAAAACAGACACAGCTAAAGCATAAGTTTCAGAGTTTGTGCCGTAATCTAGTCCAACTTGTCTCGCGTTTAAATAGCTTCTGTACTCATCAATATTAGATGGAGTTTCAGTAGTAATTAACAACATGTTATTTGGGTTAATTTCTCCCAAAAGACTAGGGGTCTGTCTAATTGTTGCATTTACAAAGTTTTGTATTGAGATAACTTCTGCAGTCATAAATTATGCATTTGAGGTTAGTTGGAAAGGAAAATTAGTATAATAGTCTAAGACTCTTGTTGATGATCTAGTCACCATTAAAGCTATATCTATCATAAACCTATTTAACATATTTCCCCCAACTTGACGGGAAATATTGTTGAATGTGATTGGTAAAGGAAAAATCCTAAAACCATATTGGGCTTGTTGATTCTGAGAATACCCGCCCTTTAAAGCTTGGATTATTTCGTCCTTACGTAAAATTGCACTTCTATCAAAAGACGCTATTTCAATAGAATAAATCTCTTTACTCATACTCGAAACAGTTTCGTGCCCTACATCATTTTCATCTACTTCAAAAGAAGTCGAGGAATTCATTGGTATAGATGTCAAATAATGAATGACTACATAAAGCCCTTCGCTATCAGCAATATTTACTTCTTGATTATATTGCCAAATCTGTTTATTTTGTAAGGACATATAAGTCCTTACAATATCAACCAAAATTGCGGCGGGTTCTTTATCCATTGTTTATGTATTGAATTAAGTGATACTCTATATAACCATTTCTATTATAGTCATTCTGAAGCATCACTTTATAAACTTTTCCTTTAAAGCGGACTCTCTCACTCGGATTAACTACATCATGCAGTTTAAATCTTGTGTGAACTTGCCACCATTCAAATTTTCTTTGACCACTCGAGCTAACTTGTAACTCGGTTGGTTTTAGCGGTTGAATAGTTCCCATAAAACTTAATGGGATTTCTACCGTTACCAAAATACCGTCATCGTTGTTGGTATTCACCAACTTTACTAAAACTATTTTTTCTTCCCACCCATTAAGGGCGTCTTGCATTTGTGGCATCATAATTTAACCACCTTCGCTTTTACTGCGTTTTTCAACTGACCAGTTTCTATTAATATTGTGTCGTTACCTTTCTTGGCAACGGTTGCATCGCTTAGTGGTTTCCATTCTCCATATCCACCACTAGCAAAAGCTCCTTCCACTATATGTTCAGCCTCTTTGGCCAAAACCTTATAGGCATTTGGAAGATTTAAATCTTGTTCCAGCGAGGCATTAACTGCTTCTGCTAATTGTTGACCCCTTTCAAAAATTGGCTTTCTCAACCAAGAACGCATTGGCAAATGTTCTAATGGACTCCCAAATTCATGCTTGAAACCTATTTCAGCATTAGGAACTCCATCTTTTCTTACACTATTCTCAAAAATACCCACCTGAACTTCTTTTTTTACTTGAAGTTGCTTAACTAAGTTCTTTAAGTTAGTAAAATCGAATTTTAACTCTGCCCCTTCCATTAAATATAATTAATTGGATTGAGTGCGTGCCTTGGAGTAGAAAACGGAATAACATTTCCTATTCTGTAAGGTCTTGTAAGTGTAAGATATTTCATTCCGTAATAAGTGGTTGTGTAAAAAGAATATCCTTCTTTTTTAGCCCATTCCGGTACGACATAACCAACGCTAACATTTCCTACTGCCTTAGAACTCAAAAGACCGTTACCAGTGCTTTGCAATCCATTGGCGTTTAAATCTCCCACCAAATAATGAGCTGAAAGATATAAATAAGCTTGTTTAAGAGCGGCCAGAGTATTGATTTTTGTCAATACTGTTGCATCAGCCTCATCGTAAGCTTTTTCTATATCCTCATCCCACACATAATCTTTTTTGACTAAATAGGGGTTCGTATCCCAGTTTACTGTATTTGTTGGAACGACCCCTATAGTCCCATTTACTTTGCAGGTGTAGAACTTCTGAGTAATATCATAAAAAGTCGTATCCCCTACATTGTAAGTAGTTTCTTCTGACCAAATTGGCAAATAATCAAAATCGCGGTAAAACAAATCTTTAAAATCTTGAATTGTTATACCGTCAATTGCAGGCATTATTTACCCTCGATTAATTTGGCCAATTCGTCGGTCTTAATATTCTTGGCAAATTCAATGCCAAGTTCTTTAGCTTTAGCTTTCAAAAAATCTCTATTGGGTTCAATAATATCTACTGATGGTCCTTTAAGAGATTTTAATTCAGCTGTTAGTCTTAAAACTTCAGCTTCAAGCTCAACAACTTCAGCTTCTAAATTTCTTACTCTTTCGCCGCCATCAGATGAAATATCTTCATATTTTTTAATATGACCATATTTCAAAAGAATTTCAGCTTCTTTTTCGGAAACGATTAGAGTTGTTTTTGGATTCCAATTAATAGCCTTGCCCAAAGCCATTACTGACATTTGGGAAGCGCTATCGTTGAACAAAGTAATATCCGCCATAATCCCGCCTTTTATTATGAGTTAGTATTATCGAAATAAATTGCATCAGCAGGACGTTTGAAGAAGGTTTTACCTACTTGAGCATAACCTAGTTGCAAATAATCGAAATTGTTCAATGTACCAGTTCCAAGCATTGTGAATGGAATTGGAAGATCGAACACCAAGCTTTCGCTTTTGTTTTTGTAAAGCATGTATCTGTCGTAAGACAAAGGAGCGCTTCCGTTAGCTTTTTTGTATTGAGCATTAGCAGCCCAAGATTTTTGAGCATAGAAGTTAGTGATGATTTTGAAATTAGGATTATTAGTCATAATTTTGAAAGTCTCTAACAAGAATGCCAATTTAGTTGACCCAGCAAGAGGGAAGTCAGGACTAATCAATGCACCCATACCAGTATAATCTGATTGTGGCATAAAGAAAGTATCTGGAAACTCGCCAATAACTTGGTTAGTTTGGTAAACAGTCAAGATTTGTCTTACAAAAGCATTGATCTCAGTTGATGTCATTTGAGAGATTTGCTTAGTAATCAAACTGGTGTTAGTAGTAACATCAGTTGAAGTTAAAAGACCAGTGTTGTCTTTTTTAGAAAAGCCATAAAACAAGATCTTTCTCATGAACAATTCATAGTCAGTATTTAGAGCTTCTAGTTTTGATTTAACGTAATCATAACCAGATTGGCCTAAATAAGCTAACTGAGATTGTTGCAAAAAGTTGTAAGAGATTTGTTTAGCCCAGAACTCTCTATCAATAGGAGTGCTATCAACGGCAGTTTCAACTTCGTTGTATTGTCCTTTATTAACAGGAGAAATCAAACCAGATTCTGGGTTTTGGATACCATAAAATTCTTTGATAAATACTCTTGTTGGAGCAAATGGATTAGCACCCATGTCCATAGGAACATATTTATTAAGTTCTTCAACTAAATAGAACTTTTGCTTGATAGTTCCTGCAGCTAATTGAGATAGAGCAGTGATGTTGAAGTTAGCACCAAAATTTGCTGCTGTGTCGTTGTTGAAGATTTTGCCTTGAGCGGAATTTTCAAAAAGCTTAGAAATACCAGCGCCGATTGGAGCTTTTACGTCTGAGGGAAGAATTGAATTGTTAAATTCTCCATTCGGGAATTGTTCAAGACCATGAGCAAAGAAACCTTTTTGAGAGGCTGTTGCCAATGCGCCAGATAATTGTTCAAAACTTAGATTAGAAACGGTCATTTTTTATTTTTATTTAAAATTAAATTAAAAGACTACCGCCCTAGTCTAAGAAAGTTACGCTGGAACAGAAACTTTAATTCTTACAGGAATCAAAGTGCCAGTAGCTCCACCAGCCTCAGCAATACCGATTATGGTATTAGTTCCAAGAGAAGGAATTACTAGATCGCCAGTAGCTACGATTTCCAATTGATCGCCAGCAGTTACGGCAGTTGCGCCAACTTCCATTACCATTACTGAGCCATCTACTAAAACTGTTACTTGTTTACCAGCCATAACTGCATAAGCACCGCCATTATAAGTTGGATCGAATTTTACGAAACCATTTATTAAATCTGTTGCAGCAGCTTTATCAAAAAGAGATTGACCACCAGCGTTGCCAGAGATTTTAACTGCAGTACCACCTACGATGACAGAAGTAGATGATGGGCTAATTGCGCCTTCTTGAGTATTTAAAGTATAACCAGAAGACGGTTGTCCTTTGATTGCTAAAGGGGTTGCTTGGTTTAAAGTATATGTTGCTACCATGTTATTTATTTTTTAGAGTTAAAAAATTCGTTATATCCAAATTCAGGAACGCCGATTTTGAATGATTTTGCACTAGTCGAGTTATTAAACGACTTAGCTTCTATATCCTCCAAAGAAACTTCTTCTTTCGGAGCTTCTTCTTTAGAATTTTCTTTGATTTTTTCGTTAGATTTTTTAGAGTTTTTCCAGCAATTTTTAAGGTCTTCCATAGACACTTTTTCACCTTCGACCTCAATTGAATTGTCCATCTCTTCATCTTGAGAATTTTCCTTTTTTTCTTCTTCTTCATCTTCGGAATTATTTTTTTTCTTTTTGGAATTTTCCTTTTTTTCTTCTTTAATTTCTTCTTCTTCGTGTTTTTCTAATTTTTCCAAATCTTTTTTAGCTTCTTCATCAGACATGTTTTCTTTTTTCTTTTTGGAATTGTCAAAAATGCCAGCTAATAGTTCTTTGCCTTTTTCAGCAGCGGAGGAAACAAAACTTACAAAAACACCTTTTTCTATTTCGATTTTTGATTCGTGTTCTGACATAATATTTTCTTTTTCGTTTTCATAAATAATTGCATCCTCATATCGAGGAGCTTTTACCAAAGCCACATGACGAGGCTTGATTGATTTTATTTCAACGTCATATGGGACATTGATGTATTCTAGTTTTTCTCCATTTTCAGACTCAATTACTTCATCCGCCAAATAAGAGGTTGAAATAAATCCTGTTCTTTTTACAGCTTCTTCGCACTCCTGATCTTTCCCATTGCTAGGATTGAACTCGCAGTAATACTTTCCGTCTGGCTTGATAAAGGTTCCGTCTTTTAGAGTGAATCCTTCACCATTGCAAAAAACCCTATCAACGATTCCTAGAATACTAGGATCGGTATCATTTATTGGTTGGTTGTGTCCTTCAACTACCGGACTGCCAACAAAAGCTTTAGCAATATCGTCTATGTGTTTGTTGATTAGAACTTTTGACCAGTTCTTATCATTGTAACTAGCAATGCCCGCATAAAGTAAGGGAGCAATGTAACTTTTCTGCCCTTCAACGCTGTTTGAAAATATTTTATTTATTTCTTGCACTTTTGTTGAGAGGTTTTTAAATTGCCTAATTGCTAATTAAGTTTTAACGCTTAACTTGTTATCCAAGCTACTAGATCGGGCGGTGATCTAATAGCCGAGATAATAAGCTAATTGATATTAAAACAATGTGAATCCTACAGTTTGTAAGGTTTACGAGGGAAATTAGAAATTTTTAACACAATAGTCAAATAAAATAAGATAGTGTAAAATGAAATATTTTTGGGAAGTAAATAGGCAGAAAAACAGAATTGCTTTAAAAAGAGCTAATAGAAGAAATGATTTAAAAAAACCTAAAGAGGCTTTTGCTTTGATTCAATTGACCCAATCAAGTTGGGGTAGTTTATACGGAGGAGAAAAAGCTACTTTGATAAGCCTACCAAAATATTTATTGGATGATCATCCTGAAAACATAACTCGTTTTTTTGTGGGAGATATATCGCAATTGCCAATTGTAAATAAATGGGGACAAATTGAATTTTGCAGAGAAAAAGAATTGTCTCATTATTCAAAATTATTTGAATTGATAGGCCAAGAAGGTACATGTAAAGTAGGTCGTTACGGACCTCCTGATAGAATTTTGTATCGCCAACGGGTCTGCGAGTTGAGAATTAATGGCACCATTTCTCAACGTTGGGAAAATAAAGAAGAACCTGAAGTGCCTGTCATCATTAAAAACTTAGGTATAAGAATTATGGGAGAATTGATTAGTTCTGCCAAATGGCAGAAAGAACGTAATTCTTCAATTACTGGGGACATGCTGAACGCAATGATAGAATACCACTACAAATATAATTGTTAAAGTTAAACGGAGAATTTAACACAATAATCAAATAAAATAATTTATGAGCTTAAGACTAGCAGAATACAAAAACGGTAAATTTGAGAGGTTTCTGGAATTTGAAGATTTTATGATTAGCAAAGATTATATTATTAATCTTAAAGAGCTTAACAAAATCAACAATCCTTATTCAAGTTCTAATTATCATTATTCTTTTTTTCAATTTAACAAAGACGAAAAAGACCCCCTAAAGCGCTTCGATGGTTTATTTGATGGTAGGACTTATGGGGATGGAAGATTTGTTTTGATTGTGGATGATGAGGATGATATTTTAGAGCGAAAGTCCGTGATTGTAAAGCCAGAGCTAGTCGTATCACCAAGATCGGAATGGGTAACTTACACTCGCGAAAAATATGACTCATTTAAGCACGCTAATCTTGCGTTAGATTGTGCAGTTGAGGACACATATAAACCCGCAGGAAACCTTCACGAAAACCCTGAGTTTTACGAAAAAATAGGATGAGATTAAAAAGAATTTTTAAACCTAAAATTTGCTTAGTTTGTAATATTGCTTTTGCTAGGCATGAGAGACACAGCGATAAGCAATGGAAATTAAAAATATTTTGCTCCTCGAAATGTTTTGGGGAAAATAAATCGAATTTAACTAGTATTGAATGCGATTATTGTGGATTAATTTATAAAACAAAGCCGTCTCATCTTTTGCGAAAAGAAAAGCATTTTTGTTCGCAAGATTGCCATTCAAAGTTTCGAGCGGAGAGATTACCATTTCATAAGCAACCTTCTTACAAAGGCATTAGAAAGCCAGAAGATGGAGAAAGTGTTTATACTCGAAATGCAAGAAAAAAGCGTTATATTTTAAGAAAAAATATTGAGGGATCTCATTCGCTAGAAGAATGGGAGAATTTAAAGCAGAAATATAATCATAAATGTGCGAAATGTAATGAATCAAAGCCTTTAACTAAAGATCATATTATCCCGATGTCAAAAGGCGGATCAGATTACATTATAAATATTCAGCCTTTATGCAAAATTTGCAATTGTCGTAAAGGCAATAAAATTATAGAAAACCCTGAACTTTGGGAGAAAGTAAAATGAAGAAAATTGCTAGCGACAAATTAGAGAAATTAACTCAAAAAAAACTTCGTAAAAAAGAATTTCAATTAGGAGAGATTGTTTGGTATGCGCTGAGTGGATTAGTGCCTGTAAAAGGTAAAATTACCCATTCCGATATTGGTCAAGAAAAATATAAAATACTTGTTTATTCTGAATGTTTTTTGGCTATGAAATTTTTTGAAGTTACTGATAAGGAAATAGCAAAAACCAAAGAAGAGTTAATGGAGGCTTATGCAGTTGCTTATTTACGAGGCTAAGTTTCCCCACCCAATTTATTCCTTTGCTTAGAGTCATCGCCATAAGCATCGCCAGTTGCTTTTGAGTTAATTGGCTCTGGTTGTGGAGGTGTTTTATCTGGCACTTCAGCTAAATCAATTTCATTAGGAAATAATTTAAGAATATTAGCTTGAGTTATAACTTGTTTAGGAGTCAACCATTGACGATCACCGAAACGAATTAACAAGTCAGCTTGTTGCGATTTAAGTTTAGCTTCTTCCATTGGGCTTAAAACCCTCAATGGCGGAAATTTAATTCTTAATGGTGAGTTTGGAGTTTTCCCAAATACAACACGGCAACCAATTAAAGTAAGTTCTTTTAGGTTAAATCTACATTCAGGAGTTCTGATTGTTGATTCGACCATTGAATTATAATTCTCAATATCATCAGCTTCTCCCCAAACTTTAGAGCCAGTTCCAAACAATTTAGAGATTGGAAACATCAAAGAGCAAGCAAGTTCAATTCTTATTTGTTCTTTAAGGTCAGGAATGCCAGTAAAGGAAATTTGTTTTTGGATATAATCATCTTCTGCATCAATTGCCAAACCGTTGTTAATGCCTTTTAGAAGACCGGCAATAGTTGCTTTGGTTTGCACGGCAGTTGCGCCAGCATCAGTTTCAAAGGCTTCGTTTAATCCAGCAAACTTGAAAATATCAATTTTAGCTTGGTCAATGTAATTGGCAGTCATATCATTTAGCTTGTAGTAATTAGCTAAAGGTTTAATGACTTTCTCAATAACTGACATGCCCCAGCCTCTGAGAAGAGGGCGTAATTGAGGAGGTGGAGTTTTACCGTCAACTTTTAATGCGCGGCTTTTATGAACCTTTTTACCTTGCCAATAAAAGAAATTGGCTTCTTTGCTAGCAAATGAATTAGTTGGCTTTGCGTCGGTATTAAAACTGCTGACAATGTTAGTATTGCCGTCCCAAGATTCATAAGTGGTATTGATTGCAGTAATTTCCCACAGAGAAACATCTTTAAATTCAATATTCTGCCCTTGCTTGATTTCATCTAATTTTAATGGGGTGTCCAAAGGTTTGCCATCACTTATAATTAAAGCACCGCCACCAAAGAGCCTAGCCCACTTAGTAGCGTTAATGTAGCCTTTGAGTAAACCGGAATCTTCAATCCAGTCATGTAGTTTCATTAATTCTTTTGGCGTGAATTCTTCATCAGCAGTGTCCACCATGTAGCCATTGCGAAAAGAATCATCTACAGGAAGATCAATAAAGGTTTGAACTATTCCTTCGTTTTTGTAAAGATAGTTAAGAACCCAGAAATTATTTGAAAAAATATAAGGCTGAGAGGCAGCTTGAATTACAGTAATTGCATCTGTATTGTAATTCGTATTTACCGGAAGAGGAACGTAAAAATTACTTGGTACGCTCAGATCCCCTAAAGTGGAATTGTTGATTATCTTCTTTAATTTTTTTCTTGTCATGAATTTAAGGCTTTTTTAGCTATTATACTTCTCGCAATATCCGCCATAGTGCTTTTCCTCTTTAAAAATAAAGGAGATAGCCCATAACGAGCGCAATCAATACAATGGTCGAATCCCGCCTCCAATTCATCCAAGATGATTAAATTTTCACCGCTTGCGTCTAATTCCGATTTCCATTTGTAATTTCTTAATTCTTCAATCGTATTTGTGCAACGTGGATGGACAATTATTTCAAATGATTTTAGGAAGTCAATACCCGCTTTAACATAATTGCGATCCTTCATTTTATCCAATGGATCATCTGTTTTGGTGGTTTTTTTAACCGAAGCTATGTTTTTAAATCCATGTTTTCGATATAATTCATTGATTAAATCTGGTCTAGAACTATCGGCAAACAATGGAAAACGTGGATTTTTTACATCCGGCAAACTATCTTCCATTAATCTTGCAAACTCATCAAGAAGAATATGATTTTTATAAGCTTCATGCGAAATATAAAGTCTATTTTCGATAATATACATGCGAAGGGCTGCGTTTGGATCATTCCAACCAAAATCTGCACCAAAGAAGCGTCTTTTCTGATATATTAGGTCAATAGGTGCATCATCAAACGCTTCAATTTTCCAGTTTTTGAATACAACGGCATCACTTTGAGCTTTTGGCTCGCCTAACCAAACGTGTTTGTACTTTTCGTAATCGTGTTGTTTGCAATATTCCATTTCTGCTACTAAAGCAGTTTCCCTAAAAAATGGATTATCGTAATAATTTACCTTAGCAACAATAGAATCGGGTCTCGGTTCAGCTACAAAATAGCGGTAAGTCGCGTCTCCTATGTCTCTTGGATTAAAAGTGACCCAAATTTCAGAACCATTATAGCGGATTGTAGGAATTAAAGTATCCCAACCAAAAGCATCAATAGCATGAGCTTCCTCCACCCAGCAAATAGTAATGCCTTCCATTGATTTAATTTCATCAATGTTATTTTGAAGACCTTTAAAAATAAATTCACTTTCTAAATCAGATCTTCCCCGATGTTTCGTTCTTATGCCTGTTTTAGTTACTTCAAAACAATCTTGCAATCCGAGGCGAGCAATTGCCCCTACCAAAAGAGAATGGACTGATTCAAGAATTGAATTTTGATAAGCCCTTGTGCAGAGAATTCTGTGCTTATCCTGAAAAGCTAATAAAACTAAAGACATAGCTGCGGCCCATGATTTTCCACTTCCACGTCCGCCTAACGCTACTTTATAGCGTGCTTTCTGGTTATAAAAAAATAAAAGCTTTTCAGGAATATTTACGTTAATCATTGAAAATATCGTGATTTAGCTCAAATCCACCTTTTCCATTTTCAAATAAAAAACCCTTTACAGCCCATTGCCAAATATTGGAAAAACCCTGTTCACACTCTTTTTTAAGTGTACGACTTAATCCACTTTCAGACATGTCGCACCAAACAGCAAATTCTTGCATGGTTAAATCATAATCTGATAAATGTTGGGCTATAGTTGATTTATTGTAATTTCTTGCCATCGCCGAAAGGAATAAATGATTTAATATGATATCCGTAAATTTTACGATCTTTTAGATTCTTGTCGATATATTCAGCAATTTCCTTTTCGCCTTTAAAAAGAATTGGCACAATAAATTTTTTAGCATTACCTTTTTCGTCTTTAAGCTCTTGCTCGAAAGATAAAGGTATGATCCCAATTGGGGTTAGAAGTTCTACTGTTAGCATTATTGGTCTATAATTGTTTCCGCTTTCACGGGGTTAATATTAATCTGAAGATTTATGGGCTTGCTGTTAGACTCGCCTTTAGAATCATCAGATTTAGATAAAAATTTAATGTATTGAATTGCTGTTTGAGAGCGAACCTGCTCACTATCTGCTTTAGTTGCTAACTCTGTAAAACTTTTTAATACCTCTTCCAGATTAGTTTTGCCAGAAGCATTAGTAAGATTTGCGTGCTGCATAAGAATATCGCGCACGTCTTTTTCCTTCTCGGCACGAATTAATATATCAGTAGTTCTCTCCGCTAATTCTTGTTTTTTGTCTTTATAATCAACCATAATGTTTATTTGGTGCTCCCATCCAGAATCGAACTGAAAATTAATGCTTACAAGGCAATCGTTATACCGTTTAACTATAAGAGCTTTAGTTGGCTGGCTTGGTAGGACTCGAACCTACAACACCCAAGTTAACAGCTTGGTGCACTACCATTGTGCTACAAGCCAATATTTTAAGTAAAATCCCTTAATTTGTAATTACTATTAAGAAAAGCACATAATTCATCAAAGGCTTTGTCTCTTTCATCTTTAGATTCATAGCCCCAGCTTATTGCTTCAAAACCATTGTTCCGCTCGATGATAATTCTTTTAAACATATCTTTTGTAATTGTCGATATAGTATCTAAAGCAATCAAGCAATCATTAATAGCAGTTGAACTTCTTATAAACATTACTTACGCTCCTTTTCAAGTTCATCAAAAATAGCTTTGGAAGCTTTTTCTGCATCGTTAATATTCTGACGCCCTAATTCTTTTTTCATCTTATCCTTCAAAGCTGTTTGAGTTTCTTTTAGGAAAGAATCATAAGCTTCTGGTTTTAAGATCATGTGGATATAAAGAGAGCCATCTTTTCCTAAATAAATAGCATCCCTCACAGCTCCATTCATAGGTAAATTTTTCACCACTTCTTTTGTAGCTTGAGCAAAAAACTCTTCTACATCGTCAGCATTATTTACGTTAGCAGATCTCATAGCATTCTTTGTTACTCTTGAGATTTCAGAGCTAATCTTGGCAGCCATATTTCCTTTTGCATC